ATTATATGGACACCGCCATCAGAATATTTTTTACGTAGCCCACCACTTCTGTTCGAGTAAACATGTGGCATGTCAAAGTACAATAGTCCTTTTTTGATGGTCTCATATTTTAACTTTCCAGACAGAATTGAGTGTATAGATATACGCTGCTTGAGAGTCCCAATAAATGGCAACTCGGGATTTGGCTTCCTATTTGCCGGAAATTGCGGTTGCATCACGACCGCTCGGCACTCCGGATAAGCAGTCATCGCCGTAACAATTGAAGAAATATAGTTAATAACCAAGTTTTCAATCACCAAATCGATTGGTTCTTGTGTTCGTTCCGCTACCTTCATCAAATGACAACGAATATCTATTTCTCCAAATATAAAAATAAATACATCTCCTGGATATGGAGTTATTTTCTGCTCTCTCAAAATCTCAACGACTTCAGTGGAAAAACGATACATCGTACGAGGGCCAAGCCAGTGAATATCCGCGCATGGAACTCGATCAAAGCAAAATGCAGAATGGCTATCTCCAAAAACGTGTAGTTTCATTTGTACTATCCACCGTATATATTACTGATATACAATTGTTGTGATTTATATATTATCAATAATGAAAATATAAAAATTGCATGATCTTTACGAGGTACTTGAAAATAAAGTTTTGAAGGACGTTTGACGCTTACCATAGAGTGAAATGTGAGTCACGACTCACGTTTCGCAAATGTACACAGAAAACCCGCCTTCTGGCGGGCTTTTTCATGAGCCGACATTTCCCATATGGGCGGTCCATCCGCTCCCGAATGACGGCAGGATAGCCAGATTCCGGCCCAACCGGAAGGCGGAATGCTGTTACCACAGCCTCTGCCGCAGCATGATCGCCACCTCGGCCGCCTTGGTGGTCTCCTGCCACGCGGTTCCAGCCCGTTTCGCAACGTGGCGGGCGCACTTCGCCTGTCGTTCGCGTCGTGCGGATGTTCTCTGCGGTCAACATGGTGCCGGTTCCCGTGGTCGGAGATCGTCGATCATGTCGAGGATGCGGTGGAACAGGTCTCGATACCTCCGCCACTTGACCGGCGTGCAAGATGTATCGCCGACGGCTTGCTTGCCACTCCCGGCGACTCGCTAACCCTCGAAGGTTGGGGTAGGCGCGTCGGCGCCAGCGCAAGAACGCTGGCGCGTCTGTTTCAAGCTGAGACGGGGATGGGGTTTCGCGAGTATCGGCGACAGATTCAGATACAGGCCGCCATGGGGATGCTCACCGGCGGTTCTGCCATCAACAATGTTGCCGCGGAACTTGGCTACGAGAGCACATCAGCGTTTGTGCACGCTTTTCGGGTCGAAGCTGGCGTAACACCGGGGCAGTTTGCTCGAGCGGCGAGGGTGGTTTCGGATGGGTGATTGTCTTCTGCCGATCAGCCCGTGAGCTGATGCCTATACACAGTTCTTTGCAGAACCTCCCTTGCCATTCGAGTTTGGATTTGACAGTCTGCCTGCGGAACGAGTTGCGCCCCGAGTCGGGCGCTCTGAAGCCGGGTTGGACCTCCAGCCCGGCTTTTTTCATCTGGAATGGGCGATGGCTGATGATGTCCTGGTGCGCGTCGATGTTTCGGCGTTGGCGCGGTGGGATAATATGATCGCTGCCGCCGGCGACAAGGCACCGCGCGCCATTCGCAGCGCCGTAGCGTGGGCAGGAGACAAGGGCCGGACGCAGGTCAAGCGAGCGCTGGTGCAGCAGACAGGACTGAAATTCGGCTTCATCGGCAAGTTCATCAAGGTCAAGCGGCCTTACGTCAATCCGATGAATGCCGGGGACTTCAGCTTCTCGTATGAAATACACGGCAAGGGCTCCGACCTGCCGCTCAAGTATTTCAGGCCGAAACAGAACAAGGTTGGGGTACGTGCCTACCCGCGCAATGTCTCGACGCTGTACGAACACGCCTTCATGGGGCCGAGGCCTGGGGCGGTTGCGGTCAAGCTGCGGGGGCACGTCTGGAAGCGCACCAGCGATGACCGTTTGCCGATCGAACTCCAGAAGTCCGAGGTCAACGTCGCGGAAGAACTGGTCAAGGGCGACAGCCGCAAGCTGTTTCTCGAGGTCGCCAACCGCGATCTACCGGACCGACTGACCCACGACCTGCTCCGCCTCCTGTGAGGCGAGCAGCCGCGCCGCCGGGCGGCCCCCCCGGTGCGGGTCCTCCCAGGCCAAAACCGCCCGCGACGACCAAAACTGGGCCTGAAATCTTGCCAGTTGGGCGGTGTGCAGCCGGTACACGTGATGAACGGGTTGAACGGGTGATGCACGGATGACCGAATGGGTATCGATCACGGCGGCGGCCGAGCGTCTGACGGCCGCCGGTGATCGCGTCAGCCGATCGACGCTGTCGCGCTACATCGCCCAGCACGCGGAAGCACTGTCGCAGCGCATGGCCGGGCGTGAACGTCTCGTTCAGTTCGACGAGGTGCAGCGGCATCGGCGGGAGAACGTCAATCTGGGTGGTGGCGGCGCCTTCGAGCCGTCGCCCCGACCGGTGCCGGCGACCGAAGCCCGCTACACGCAGGCGGATGCATCGGCGCGCGAACGCATCGCCAAGGCCGGCCTGAGCGAACTGGAGCTGGCCCGCCAGCTGCGCCTGACGACGACGGTGGCCGAGGTGGAGCAGGCGGCGCTCGATGCCGTGACGCTGATGACGACCAGCCTTGATCAGGCGGTCGACGTGGCGGCCGAGCGGGCGGCGCTCAAGTACGGCTGGGACCCCAAGAAGGCGCGTCTGGCCTTCAAGGATTTCGTGCAGGCAGGTCTGGCGATCTTCAATTCCGAGCTGATGGGCGCTGTCGACAGGATGAAAGTCAGCATGGCCGAGCCGCAAGAGGAGCAGGCGTGACCGCCTACGTCAGCCCGGAAGCCGCCAGCCGGCTGGTCACCGAGCTCAGGGCCAACCTGCAGGGCATGCCAGACGGCCGCAGGGTGCTGTTCGAGGCGCTGATCCGGGCGACGAAGCCGGTCGATGACCTGACGATTTCGGAGTGGTCCGACCGGTTCCGCAAGGTCTCGGCCGAGTCCGGGTCGCCCTGGCCGGGCGATTTCCGCACCGAACGCACGCCGTATCTGCGTGAACCGCAGGATTGCCTGCATCCGGACCATCCGGCCCGCCGCGTCACGGCGCGGTGGTCGGCCCAGCTCGGCAAGTCGACGGCGATCGAGAACTGGTTCTGCTACGTCGTCGACCGGGCGCCGGGGACGATGATGATCGTCATGCCGACGCTCGACGAGGCGGTGAAGTTCAACCGCGTCAAGCTGCAGCCGACCATCGACGCGACGCCGAAGGTCCGGCACAAGGTCCGCGCCCTGAACAGCCGCGACGAAGCGGCATCGACGGCAGCGTTCAAGCGGTTCGGCGGCGGCTGGTGCCAGATCGTCAATGCCGGCTCGTCGAAGGGCCTGCAGATGGTGTCGATCAAGTATCTCGCCATGGACGAGGTCACGGGCTATCCGCGCGACGTCGACGGTCGCGGCAGTCCACGCGATCAGGCGCGGGCGCGTCAGAAGGCCTACGGCGATTTTGCCAAGGAGTGGCAGGGTTCGACGCCCGGCATTGTCGGCGCCTGCGCCGTTTCGGAGGACTTTGAGGCCGGCGATCGCCGGCATTTCTATGTGCCGTGCCCGCACTGCGGCGCCTATCAGGCGCTGGAGTTCGAGAACATGCGCGGGCCGGAAGGGGACAGCCCGGCTCATTTCGTCTGCGTCTCATGCCTTGGCCGGATCGTCGACGGTCACAAGGTCGATCTGCTGCCGGCCGGTGTCTGGATCGCCCGGCGCGTGGCCGAGGGCGAAGAGCCGGTGCCGATCGTCATCAAGCCAGACGACCTCGATCGCTGGCGCGCCGCGCCCTGCGAGGGGCGGTGCCGCGACTGGCAGCCGAGCTATCATCTCTGGAGCGCCTACGCGCCACGGGAACGGTTCGGGGCGATCTGGCAGCGCTGGAGCGAGGCGCAGGGCAACACCACCAAGATGATGGTGTTCTACCAGCAGGATCTGGCGCTGCCCTACGATCCGTCGGGTGTGGCGGTCGAGCATGAAAAGCTGATGGCGGCGCTGCAGTCCTATCCGGCGCGGCGCATCCCGCGCCAAGCGGCCGTCGTCGTTTCGGCCGCCGACGTGCAGGGCTACGGCATCAAGTGGGCGGCGTTCGCCATCGGCCCCGGCGGCCGCCGCTGGCTGATCGACCGGGAAATCTTCGTCGGCGATCCCTCGGCCAGCGATGATCCGTGGATCGCGCTGGCCGACGCACTGCAGCGGCGGTATCCGGCCGAGAACGGCATCGAACGCGGCATCGATCTGTCGGGCGTCGATTCCGGTTACGCCACCAACCGTGTCTATCTGTTCTGTGCCAGCCGGCCGGGCTGTCTGGCGCTCGATGGCCGCAAGAGCCTCAACGATCCGCGCCATCCCTGGCTCGGCACCGGCAAGAAGGTGACGGCCAAGGGCTACCGCGGCAACATCGTCGGCAAGACGGTGCTCTACCCGGTCGGCAACTACGATGTGAAGTGCGAGGTCGTGGCGGCCATGGCCAACCTGGTGCAGGGACCGGATGCCGCCGGCCAATGGCCGCGCAACGTCTACTACCTGACGAGCGAACTCTGCGATGCCGACATGGCGCTGGAGCTGACGGCCGAGCGCCTCGTCGACGTGGCCGAGGAATCCAGATCGGCCAATGCCAAAGCCAGGAACTTCGTGGCGCCGACCGACCGGCGCGAGTGGCGCAAGATCGCCGGGCGGGCCAACGACTGGTTCGACGTGTCGGTCTATGCCTTCGCCATCGGCTGGCAGCTGACCAACCGCTGGACACCGGCGCGGTGGGAAACCGAGCTTGCCGACGTGCACGGCGTCGAGGCCCCGGCCGATCTGTTCAGCCGTCCGAGCCCGGTGGAACGTCAGGACACATCGCGGCGGGCGAATGACCGGTCGGGCAAGTCGTTGCGGGAAATTGCCAAGGAAAAGTGGAAGCGCACATGAAGAAGAGCAAGAAGGCCGAGGCCAAAAGCAAGGCGCTGGTGCCGGTAGCTGGCCTTGCCCGGCGCTCGACGGCACAATACCTGCGCGACACGTCGTCCGGCATCCTCGCCTCGCGCCTGGTGACGCTGCGCGAGAGCCGTGACGACATCCGCCAGTCGTGGCGGCGTGTGGCGGCGCTGGCCGCCGACATCATCCAGAACTCGGGCACGCTCAAGGGCGCGGTCGATCAGGTGCTGGCCGACACGGTCGGGACGGAACTCAAGCTGCAGTGCCGCCCCGATCTGGCCCAGGCGGGCTGGAGCGAAGTTGAGATCGACCGGTTTGTCGATGTGGTCGAGCGGCGTTGGCGCCGCTACGCCTGGACGCCCGGCGAGTGCGACTTTCGCGGCAAATTCACGCTGCCGCAGCAGGTCGATGTCGGTTTGCGCTGGCAGATCGCCTTTGGCGAGGTGACGGGGCTCATCGACTATTTTTCGACGCCGCTGCGTCAGCGCTACGGTGTCGAGACCGGCACCAAGCTGCTGCTGATCCCGCCCTATCGTTTGAAGCAGGATACCAGCGAGGCGGAGGGGCTGTTTCAGGGGGTGTTTCACGACGGAAACGGCCGTCCGGTGCGCTACCGCTTCCAGCAGCGGCAGAACGGCATTGAGACCGACGCCGAGTTTCCGGCCTTCGATGGCGACGGGCGGCGGCGGGTGATGCATGTGTTCGACCCGGTCGACGCCACCGATGTGCGTGGCATCTCGGTTCTGGCCGCCGCCATGCGCAAGTATGTGCAAGCCGAGACGCTGGACGATGCGACGTTGCAGACGGCCATCCTGCAGACGGTGTTCGCGGCGACGCTGACCTCGGCTCAACCGTCGAAGGATGCCTTCGAGGCCCTCGACCTTTTGGAAGATGAATCACTCAAGGGCGAGTTCGCCGGGTACTTCACCAAGGCCCTTGATCGCGTGCGGCAAGGTAGCGTGACGATCGGCGGCACGTCGCAGATCAACCACCTGGCACCGGAAGAATCGCTCAAGTTCCACACGGCCGAGACACCG